TAGTCTATGTTACTCTAGGCCATTCGGTGTCAAATCAGATAGCATCACCATGTTTCCTGATATTACAGACTTTGAGATTATCATGTATGCAGAACCTGAGTACAGGTTTAACGTGGCATTACCAGATGGTACAAAAGCTGGAGTGATAGCAGGTAACAGGCGACTGATAACAAAGCAGACAGAACTATTAGATTTGATATGGGAGCAAACTGGTATCTATCATGAACCACTAAAAGCAAAAGACTTTAGAGCAAAACTGACAGAGATTAGAAAGAACTCCATTAAAATATCACCGCCTGCAGGAACACAGATAGAGGATATATTAAAAGAAGAGCTGTATCAATACTGTGTAAATGGACCAAGGGCTAAAAAAAGAATACAGATAAATAGTGGGTCATGTTTAACAGAAGAGGGTTATCATTACTTTAGATTTAATTCTTTTATAGATCATCTAGGTACAAGTTGGAAAATACCACAAGATAGAATAGCACAAAAATTAAAAGATAAGTGTGGTGTAGAGTTTAGTCACTCTTTAAACATAGATAATAAAACTGTCAAAGTGTGTAGATTAGAACAGATGCATATAGATAAAATAGAATACAAACCAGTGGAGAGAAAAGGAGACAACTACTAATGAGATATAAAGTTGTAGGTCCACCGGGTACAGGTAAGACTAGAAGACTGTTAAATAATGTACAAAGATATTCTGATATAGGTGTGCCTTTAAATAAAATAGGTTACTTTGCATTCACTCGTAAAGCTGCAGGTGAGGCAAGAGATAGATTCTTAAAAGTAAAAACAGAACTTACAAAGAAAGATATAAGATACTTTCAAACACTACACTCTTTGGCATTTAATACTCTTGGCCTCAAAGAAGAAAACGTCATGCAAGAACTAAATTATAAAGTAATAGGTGAGACTTGTGGCATACAAATAAAGTATGCATCATATGAAACCAACAACTGGAACGGTATCTTTTCATCTGACAGTGAATATTTAAGCATGATAAACCTTGCAAGAGTCAGAGAGATATCTGTTATGGATCAATTAGATAGAAACGAACACCTATCAAGAATAGAACGAGATAAACTAGATGCCATAGAACAAGAGATAAATAACTATAAGAAAGTATTTGGTCTGATTGATTTTACTGACATGATACAAAAGTTTTTAGATAAAGGTGTTTCACCTAAGTTTGATGTTATCTTTGTAGATGAGGCGCAGGATCTATCTTTAATACAATGGTCTATGATAAAAAAGATTGAGAAAGATACAGATTGTGATGTATGGGTTGCAGGAGATGATGACCAAGCTATCTTTGGTTGGGCTGGTGCAGATGTAGATTCTTTTATAAATTGGGAGGCGCAGGAGATACCTCTAAAACAATCAGAAAGAGTGCCAACTATTATACAGAAAAAAGCATTAGATGTCATTGATAGAATACAAGAAAATAGGATTGACAAAGAGTATTTTCCAAAGGCTGAATCTGGAGAAATTTTTGAAAGATATAAACTATCTGACATAGATATGTCTAAAGGTGACTGGTTAATTTTAACAAGAACTAAATCATTATTAAAACCTGTTATTACTTTTTTAAAAAAGAAAGGTTTCTTTTTTAATACTGCACAGGGTAATAGTATAGGTAAGAGTTTATATGAAGACATACAGAACTGGTCTAAGTTACAAAAAAAGATAGAGCTACCAGAGATACAAGTACAAAGAATTAGAGAGAGAATAGAGGGTTCAATGAACTTATCTTTAAAATGGTATGATGTATTTAACAAACTAACAGACAGTCAAATAACTTACATGAAGTTATTACTATTAAATGGTGAAAATCCTACAGAGGATGCAAGAATAAAAGTGTCAACAATACATGGAGCAAAAGGTGGTGAGGCCACAAACGTAGTATTATTTTTAAATGAAACAGCAAACACAATTAAAGGAGCAAAAAAATCTGCAGCTAAACAAGATGAAGAATACAGGGTTTGGTATGTAGGCATTACACGAACTATGAAAAATTTATATTTAATAAAATCACAAAACAAATCTAAGGAGTTTAAATTATGAGTGCATATGACAAACAAATTTCTGGTGCACATTACATTGGGTTTAAAATACAGCCTTCTAAGTTTATAAATGATAATAAGTTGCTTTTTGCAGAGGGTAACGCTATAAAGTACATATGCAGACACCCGCACAAGGGGAAAAAGGATGACATATTGAAAGCCATACATTATTTAGAAATGATAATTGAACGAGATTATAAATGATATTTAAAGCACAAACGGAGTGGGTTAAACCCAAAGAGTTTCCGGATCTAAGATTTTGTGAAGAGATTGCAATTGACTTAGAAACACATGACCCAGATTTAAAAACCATGGGATCTGGTTCTGTGATTGGTAAGGGTAAGGTCGTAGGTATTGCAGTTGCAACAGATGGCTACTCTGGATACTTTCCATTCGATCATGAGGGTGGTGGTAATCTAGAAAAAAGTAAAGTAATTCAATGGTTTACAGACATTTGTAAAACTACTTCTACAAAAATATTTCACAATGCCATGTATGATGTGTCATGGATCAGAGCCATGGGTATAAAAATTAATGGTCGAATAGTTGATACGATGATTGCAGCATCACTCGTAAATGAAAATAGGTTTAGATACGATCTTGGATCACTGGGTTGGGATTATTTAAGTCAAGGTAAAAACGAAACAGAATTAAACAACGCTGCAAAAGAATGGGGTGTGGATCCTAAAGCTGACATGTGGAAGATGCCTGCAATGTATGTTGGTAATTATGCTGAACGTGATGCAGAGTTGACTTTAGGTTTGTGGAAAGCTATGCAAAAAGAAATAAAAGATCAAGACTTAAAATCTATTTTTGATTTGGAAACCGATCTTTTTCCTTGTTTGGTTGATATGCGTTTTTTAGGAGTAAGAGTAGACGTTCAAAAAGCTCACACATTAAAACAGCAGTTAGCTGAACAAGAAAAACAATTGCTACAACAAGTACATAAAGAGACACAAGTAGACGTTCAAATATGGGCTGCAAGATCGATTGCGAAAGTGTTTGATAAATTAAATTTAGAATACGAGAGAACTTTAAAAACACAAGCACCTTCTTTTACTAAAAACTTTCTCTCTACACATGAACATCCTTTAGTGCAATGTATATCAAAAGCTAGAGAAATAAACAAGGCACATACAACATTCATAGATACTATTATAAAACACGAACATAATGGTAGAATACATGCCGATATAAATCAAATTAGATCGGACACAGGAGGAACAGTAACTGGTAGATTTAGTTACTCTAATCCTAACTTACAACAAATTCCTGCTCGCAACAAAGACTTGGGTCCATTGATCAGATCCCTCTTTATACCTGAGTCTGGTTGCGAGTGGGGATGCTTTGACTATAGTCAACAAGAACCAAGACTAGTAGTTCACTACGCATCCCTTGATCAAGATACAAGTGTCTTTAGTGTTAAAGATTCTTACATGCATGATGATGCAGACTTTCATACTGTCGTTGCAAAGATGGCAGACATACCAAGAAGTCAAGCTAAAACAATTAATCTTGGATTATTTTATGGTATGGGTAAAGCAAAACTACAAGCAGAGTTAGGAGTATCTAAAGAAAAAGCAGATGAACTATTTACAATTTATCATGAGAGAGTTCCGTTTGTAAAATCATTAATGAACTCTGTATCAAATAGAGCGCAACAACGTGGACAAATAAGAACTTTACTTGGTAGATTATGCAGGTTTCACTTATGGGAACCCAGTAAGTTTGGTATGCACAAGGCGTTACCTTTTGATCAGGCTAGACAGGAACATGGAGCAAGTATCAAGCGTGCTTATACCTACAAAGCTTTGAACAAATTAATTCAAGGTAGTGCTGCAGATATGACAAAAAAATCTATGTTAGAACTATATAAGGAGGGCATTGTTGCACACATACAAGTGCATGATGAACTAGATATATCTGTGGAAGATGATATAAAAGCTAAACGTATAAAAGAGATTATGGAATCCGCAGTTGAATTAGAAATACCAAACAAAGTGGATTATGAATTTGGTAAGAACTGGGGAGATATAAAATGAGGATTGACTATGGCTTACTTAAATGCAAATATACCCGCAACATATGCACAAATAAGAAGGGAGTATTTATATGATCTTAAAAAACATCATGGAGAAGTCGAAGACTGCATTGTATTCGGCATATCATCTATTGCTGGAAGTGCTATTTTATTTCATGCGATTATGGAGAACGGGGCTATCTTTTATCGTCTCCCGATATCTGCCTTCATACAGAGGGGTTTTAGACAAGAAGATGTTCCTAAACGTAGACTTGATGAACTTCAGCTTTGGAATTGTTTTAGTTATTATCCTGCTGTTACTAGTTGGGATATAATACAAGGCACATCTGGAAAATATATAGGTAAAGACAAACAATGGCATCACGGTAAATACTTATTTACTGTTGACTTTGCACACCCAGAGTCTAATATATTAGATACCGAACACTCGGAAATACCGCACGAACATAAGTGCGCCCACATACTTGCCTTAGATGATGGCAACTATGCAGCACAGCCAAATAACAGGATAATATGGAATTTACCGTCATTTACGGTCAAAGACGAGACTCCTAAGTGGAAAGTGCAAACATCAGAATGGAACGTAGAAGACACAGGCAAGTGGCAAACTGCCGATACTGACGACTTCTTTTACGAAATTGAGGAGAAAAAACATGATTAAAAATATTTTAAAAACAATAGAATTACCTAATAATAGAATAATTCTAATTTACAGATGCGCAATAGTTGCATCAATAATAATACTTTACCTAAAATGACATTAGGACAATTCTGTAATGAGTGTCATCATCCTTGCCATTGTGGCGAAGATAATGAACTACATGCAGATGAATACGGAGTGTGTACTTGTGAAGGCTGTAAATGTAAAGATTCGAAGATTGAGAAAAAAAATGAGAACTAAAACTGTAGAAAATAATTATTATTTTACAGGAGTTCTAATACTTTTATTAACTCTTTTAGCTTTTTGTGGTGGACCTGCGTATAGTGGATCTACACAAACAAACACATCAGGATCTAATACAGCTATTGAAGGCGGTTATACATCAACTGCTACAACAACGTACCAGTCTGGGTCAAGTTCTAATAGCACGACAAACAGTACAACAAACTCTAACGTAAAGTCTGCACCACCAAGTTCTAGTGCACCATCATACAATTCTATGACACAAGATGTTTGTGCTGTGGGCGTGTCTCTTGGAGTTCAAACATTTGGTTTAGGTGTTAGTGGTGGTAAACACACAATAGATAAAAATTGTGAAAGATTAAAGTTAGCAAGAATATTAAATGATTTTGGTATGAAAGTGGCTGCGGTTGCTATACTATGTCAGGATGAAAGAGTATTTGAGTCTATGATACAAGCAGGAACACCATGTCCAATAGATGGTAAAATTGGTAAAGAGGCACAAGCTTTATGGTCTAAGTATGATCATGAAAGACCAGACTATGACGTGTATGTTAAACGTATGAAAGATAGAGAAAAAATTGACGAAGAGTTAGCAAAATTAAAAGCAGAGAAGGAAGCTGCAGAAAAATATAAAGAAGAAAATTTTATTAAACCAGAGGACTGGCAAGGGCCTAGATGAAAATAAGCGAGAATACTTCTGTAAGTATGCCCGTCAAGAACATGCTCATGATAATCGCGGGCGTTGTGGCTGGCGTGTTCGCATACACAGAGATTACAGCTAGACTCACCTCGTTAGAAACGTCAAGAGAATTATTTCAAGCTGATCTTCTTAAGAAAAGTGAACAATTGCCCACGGATCAGGAGCAGTACATGCTCTTAGAAGCACTTTTTTCTGACGTAGAAAAATTACAAAAAAATCAAGAACAGAATATGACAAACAAGGTCAACATAGAATTTACTCAAAAACAATTAGAAAAACTATTGTCTGATGTAGAAGCATTAAAAGATAAAGTTAGAGCAAACGGAAGTCACCAATGACAGAAATGGTGGTAGCTTTACTTATGATAA